GATGCTTATGTAAAAACAGAATGGGGAGATATTAAGATTAAAGAAGTGAAATTTGAGTACGAAAATCATACAGAAATAAAACAATTTAAAATTGATGCACAAAATATAACAAAGGCAATACTAAAAAATGCGATTAATAAAGAAGTCCTGTTCGTAGGAAAAACTATTAAGGATTTATTTAAATAATAGGGAAGAAAAAAGGCCCAATGCCTCAAATAAAGAAGCATTGAGTCTTTCTCCGGAATTATGATGAAAATTTGATGAATTATAAATCATTCATTCCCTATTGTTTAACAACAATATTCATCATTTCATCAAATCATCGGAACTTTCTAAGAAATTCTTTTGTAATGGTATAGTAGCGGCCGGTTTTCTTCTCTTCTCGATACGGAGGGCCTGGAGGGTAGTTCTTTATGAAGGTTGAATAAGCAAGAGAATTGTCAGTAGGTGTAAGTCTCCAGTTCCTTTTTAAAATGTTTCGAATCTGATAGGTTTCAACCTTGATATTACTAAGCATTAATAACTGCTGAATGTCATTAATACAGAAAGTCAATTTATCCTGGCTCATGGTATCCATGATATTTATGCAGATTTCAGCGAGATCTATTTCTGTATGATTCCTGCTACAATTGATAATCCTGTCGAGAGCTGGCGTATGTATCTGTTGCGGACTGAACCACATTCTGCTTTCTTTGTCCGTAGTGAGTTGACGGTGTTGAAGAAAGTAAAGGAATGCTGGGATTTCCGTGATTAGTTTTTGAAGAAAACTCGTATCGTCATTTTTGAGAGGATTAATTTTTCGCACCCAATAACGTGTTTCTCCCGGTTCTATAAGAACAGGGGTATCTTCATTATTGGAACCACATGATGAATTTACCAAAAAATTGCACTTCACAGCGGTCTTTACCCTTTGCTTCAATCTTGTATACACTTGCTGTACTTAGATTCTTTAATCGTTCAGAATCCTCTCTGCGGTTAAGCAACACTTCGTCAACTCCAATAAGTAATTTGCCGGCCCAATCAGCATTGAACTGGCTACGAAAGTCTTCGTTAGTGTTAAATGTGACATTATCCTGAAAGATTGCTTTCAGAAAATTCAGGAAAGTACTTTTACCGGTGTTTCTTTCTTGAGAGACCAAAAGTAGAATTGGTAGTTTCTGTACAGGATTGAGATAAAGAAGCTGAAAGTAATCCATACCTAACTCATAATGTTCTCCGAAAATATGATGAATAAGTTCTTGTATATGAGGAAACTTCCCTTTTTGAGGGATATGGGTAATCGGCTCATACAGATTAAGGAACGAGCCAATATTCCTCTTATAATCTACGTGACTTGGAACAGTGCAAAAACCATCGTATTTAGGAACACTTGCTATGAAGTCTTTCCCATGATCATAACGTAAAGTCCCCATACTCCAAGGAACTCTACGCTTGGCAAATGTGCCATTAATAAGAGGCTGAAAAACTATTTTATAGAGTGTGGTACCAACTCTTACGTATTCATCTGTCATTTCAATTTTTCCCATATCTAAAATTCCTCCCATCCTGATTTTGGTTTATGTTTTACTCCTTTTTGTATCTCTTTGTATAGGCTCTCTTTGTCAATCGGTTTTTTCCTGCTTTTTTCCATCCACTCCATAAGTTCGGTACGTTTGAATTTAAGCATTTTCCCAGGTTGATAATAGGGGATTTTATTTGCCTGAACAAGAGCATAAACCGTTGGCTTAGCAAGGCTGAGTATCTCACAAGCCTCGTTAATACCAATCATTTCTTCCTTTGCTGCTGTCTGTCTCTTTAATAACTGCTTCATCTCATTAATAGAAATCGTCAGTTCTTCCACCTTCTCCAATAGAAAAGCTGTGGCTTGAGGTAATTCCTCGAAATTTAATTTCATCTTCATCATTTTAAATTGATTTTCAGCAAAGAAAGATGGTGTATTATTGGTTAACTGGTGGATTATAAGTTAACCAATGGATAGTAATGTTTTTTCTATATTAATCTTTTGAAAAGGGAAGAGACTGTGCAACGAGCGGTGTTCCGATAGGAATAATTTTTATAGTAAACCGGCCTTCATTACAGGTGAGTTTGCTTGAAATGGTCAGTATCTCAGTATCTTCAAGCATGAGCTGAAAACTTTTTTTGATGAAATGTGCTATTTGCATGTTTGAGCATCCTAACCGTTTCCCGATATTTCTAGCTAAATGGTATAAATCTTTTGATGTAACTCCATTCAAACGACGTAATACAGCTGTCTTTATTTCTGTTTTATTGTTTAAGGCCATAATATTTTCTTTCATGACACTCATTTCATTGCTTGTCAGTATATTTTTGAAAGTAGCTTCAAAATAAGACATGACTTCTTTTATTGTATCATCTTTTTCTTTTTTGATACGTTCTCTATCCAATCTTACTTCTTCCTCATGAGAGTACAATATAGAATTATCTGTCTTTTCTTTATCATCATCAATGGTTTTATGAAATAGTTTCATCGATAGTCTACCATTACTTTTCGTATTTCCCTGTATTTTGTTAATCCTTTTACTTCTTTGATCTTGTACTACATCAATAAGATTACATATTGTAGGTACAATATATTTACAGTAAGCTGTTTCAATCATAAATATGATTGTAATAAAAAGTAGGGTAGTGAAGAGTGAGTATAATACAAGGTCCAGACTATGTGGAGAGTTTCCTTTCAATATCAGATATCTGGGAATTGAGGTAATTGAACATATTGCAGTTACATATATTACAGCAAAATGGAATAAATTTAATCTTTTCATAATTAATGATTTTTTGTTATTGATTTTGATGCAAATATATTTTTGAAGTATCAGAAATTAAAGGAAATGATTACAAAATGTCTGGTTTTTAATATAATATAAGTATCATACTTCGTGAAATCGCCAATCATACTTATAAAAAAACGAACAAAGAAAATTTACATTTTTAACCGTATTTTGTATTGTTACATAAATGAAAAAGCCGTTGGAAAACTCCGATTTTCCCAACGGCTATACATATAAAAACTTTTGATCACTATTGCATGTTTATTTCAGATATGCAATTTTATTGCATATTACTTTAGTGATATCTTATCGACAGTTTCTCTTTTCTTTTCACTTACTAATTCAGCATAGATTTGTGTTGTTGCAACATTCTTATGAGTAAGCATTTTTGACACTGTGAAGATGTCTGTACCGGCTGCAATCTGTAGTGTAGCATATGTGTGCCTAAAGCAGTGCACAATTTAAGCAAAAGCAACGGAAAATGAAGATGAGAGAAATGAACTGCAAGTGGTTGAGAATGAGCAATATTTCATAATTCTGCCAATTGGCTGCAAAGCAAAGCCGAGCAGTCTATTGAGTTATTTCAGTTACCAAACCGTTAGCGGTCAGTTACCGAAACCAACACTGCTAACGAGGTGAAAAACAAATAGTTTGTCACCAGTGTTTGTTGCACTGTTCTGCACAACTTTCAATGACGGAGAATGCTTACTGATTGATTATTTTTGCAAACTAAAAAAGTAAGCAGATGAAAGTTGAAAAATTCAAGGTGCTGCTCTACCTTAAAAAGAGCGGATTGGACAAGAACGGTAAGGCTCCCATCATGGGACGCATCACCCTCAACCGAACAATGGCGCAGTTCGGTTGCAAGTTGTCATGTACGCCAAAGTTATGGAATCCACGTGAGAGCAGACTTGACGGCAAGAGCAAGGAGGCTGTGGAAGTGAACGCCAAGATTGACAAGCTGTTGCTGGCAATAAACTCAGCCTACGAGTCACTTGTGGAGCGCAAGACGGATTTTGACGCAAAGGCGATAAAGGATCTGTTTCAATGCAGTGCAGACACTCAGATGACCTTGTTGAAGCAGCTTGACGCCATCATTGCGGACATTGAGTCAAGAATCGGCATCGACTACAAGAAAGGCACGCTGCCAAACTACCAGTACACTCGCCTGACATTGGGATTGTTCGTCAAGAAGCGTTATGGAACTGACGATGTGGCATTCGGTGAGCTTGACGAGCAGTTTATCCGTGAGTACATGGACTTTTGCTTGGACGAGAGAGGTCTTGCACTTGATACAGTCCGCCACTATCTCGCCATCTTGAAGAAGACCTGCCGAATAGCTTTCAAGGCAGGACACTCCGAGCGTTATCATTTCATGCACTTCAAGCTACCTCAAAAGAAAGAGAATCCACCAAAGGCATTGACACGTGAGGACTTCCTGAAAATTCGTGACCTCGAAATACCAGAGCGAAGAAAATCGTTGGCTTTGACCCGTGACCTTTTTCTTTTCGCCTGCTATACAGGCACGGCTTATGCCGATACGGTTTCCATCACGGAAGAAAACCTCTTTCGTGATGAGGAGGGCAGCCTTTGGCTGAAATACCATAGAAAGAAGAACAAGATGCTTGCACGTGTGAAGTTACTGCCAGAGGCGCTTGCCATGTTGGAGAAATACAAAGACCCGACAAGACCTACTCTTTTACCGCCACAGGAATTTCGAGTGCTGAGAGGTAACATGAAAAGTCTCCGAGTACTATCTGGCATATCTGGCATAAGTATGGATTTGGTCTATCATGTTGGACGGCACAGTTTCGCATCGCTCGTTACGCTCGAAGAAGGTGTTCCGATAGAGACTATCAGCAGAATGCTTGGTCACAGCAACATTCAGACCACGCAAATCTATGCACGTGTCACCCCGAAAAAGCTATTTGAGGATATGGACAAGTTCATCGAAGCCAACAAAGACTTCAAGTTTGTCCTGTAATATTTTCACAAAATAAGAAAGGAACATAACAATGAGAAGTACATACAAGCAGTTTTATTATATCAACCGTGGCAGAGTAAAGGCAGACGGAACCACATCTATATTTTGCCGTATCACAATTGACGGCAAAGTGTCAGCCATAGCAACAGGTCTTTACTGTGCTCCCGAAGAATGGGACACGAAAAAAGGTGAAGCCAAGAATGCAAGAGTGAACGGACAACTGCAAGCGTTCAGACTAAGAATTGACGAAGCCTACGAGCAGGCAACAAAGGAAAAGGGCATCGTTACCGCCGAGATTCTGAAGAATGTTATTGTTGATGCAAATACTATCCCGATGACATTGCTTGCCACTGGCGAGGAGGAGCGTGAACGCCTTAGGCTGCGCTCCATCCGTATTAACTCAACATCTTCTTATCGCCAATCTAAGACATCGCAGCTAAACTTGCGAGAGTTCATCGGGTTACGAGGAATGAATGACATTACATTTGAAGATTTGACTGAGGAATTTGGCAAATCTTATAAGTTGTTCTTGATTGGCAAAGGGTATAGTGCATCCAATACGAACCATAATCTTTGTTGGCTGCAACGCTTGGTTTATATCGCTGTTGACAGAGGTCTGCTGAAATTCAATCCACTGGAAGATGTCGGATATGAAAAGAAAGGCTCACCAAAGCGTAGACATATATCCAGAAATGACTTGCTGCTCATTATGGAGACTCCTATGGAAGATAAGGCTTTGGAGTTGGCACGAAGAATGTTTGTTTTCTCCAGCCTTACAGGTTTGGCTTATGTCGATTTACGTAACCTGTATCCACACCATATCGGGATGACGGCAGACGGTAGAAAATACATTCGTGAGAAAAGAGCAAAGACCAACAACGAAGCGTTCATTCCCTTGCATCCGATAGCTGAACAAATAATGTCGCTATACAATACAGCGGATGATAGCAAACCTGTTTTCCCTCTTTCTTCACGTGATTCCATGTGGTTTGAATTTCATTCACTCGGTGTGGCTTTGGGTATAAATGAGAATCTTACCGCACACGTTGCAAGACATACATTCGGAGTAAACATGGTTACTTCGGGCATATCAATGGAAAGCATCGCCAAGATGATGGGGCATTCCAACCTGCGAAGCACCCAGGTCTATGCTGTCATCACCGATGACAAGATATCCAAGGACATGGACAAGCTGATGCTGCGCAGAGAAACAAAAGAAACTGACCAGAATAAAAATAAGGAGGACGGGAAATGAACAGAGGAGTTATAACTATCAGCGAGAGCGGAACGGTATCCATGCCGACCTATACTGTATGGATGACCTTGCAGGAGATTGCCGACATGTATAATGTATTCGGCTGCTATGTGCGCAAGGCTGTCAAGGCTATATTCAAGGACGGCATTCTGAAAGAGCAGGGTGTACGCCGTCATGTCAGGAAGAACGACCGCATCAGCTATGATGTGTATAGCCTTGAACTCGTCAT